GGAAGAGGATAGTCCTTTAAGACACCTGAATATAGTTAAGAACAAGTTAAATGGTTGGCATGGCATGGTGAATGTAGACTTAAACTATTTAACAGCGAGGTACGAAGGATGAAGTTAACATTAGATGTAGAAAATGTAGGGCAAGTTAGAGATGGTAAGAAATACCTAGACCCTTTTGAACCAGATAATTCACTGACGATGGTAGGTATGCTGACAGACACAGGGTTAGAAAGACGTATTACCTTTGACCATCAGGATGTATTACCTACACCCAATGGACGTGAACAAGTACAGGAGTGGCTTGATAAGGCTACTATACTTATTATGCACAATGCATCACATGACTTGTTGTGGCTTTGGGAATCAGGGTTTCACTATAAAGGACCTGTCTTTGATACCATGCTGGTTGAGTATGTGTTACAACGTGGTCAGAAGAACGCTTCTCTTGCACTTGAGAAATGTGCGGAGAGGTATTCTTGTGATACACAAAAGCAGGATAGTTTGAAAGAACATCTTCGCAGTGGTGGCACAGCATATAACATGGAGCATGTTTTACTAGATAAGTATTTGTCTGCAGATTTACACGCAACGCAACAGCTTGCTGATAAACTGTGGGCTAGATTGAACACACCCGAAGATGCAGGTCTTATGGGTACGGTAGACATAACAAATGAACTATGTGTCTGTCTTGCTCGTATATATCAACGAGGTTTCAAAGTTGATAGAACAGCTTTAGAGGAAGTTAAGAAGCAGTATGAGACAGAGAGAGATGAGCTAGTGGCTAGTCTACAAGAGCATGTTCAAAAGCTGATGGGTGATACACCTATAAATTTAAATAGTCCAGAACAATTATCTTGGGTTATCTTTAGCCGTAAGGTTATGGACAAACAGTATTGGGCAAATGCTATACACCCATACATGGATGACGAAGACTTTAGAAGCATCATTCAGGGTGGTACAAAGAGAGTGTATAAAACAAAAGCAGAGCAATGCAAAGAGTGCAAAGGCTTTGGGAAGGTAAGAAAGGTAAAGAAAGATGGAACACCTTATGCTAGAGACAACGGTTGTAAAACATGTGATAGCCTTGGTTTTACTCTTGTTAATTTACAAGATGTGGCAGGGTTAAAGTTTAAGCCACCCACTCCCAAGTGGGCAAGTGCTAATGGTTTCTCTACGTCTAAAGACAACCTTACTTTCCTAGAGTCCGTAGCCAAGTCAAAAGGTTTGACAGATGCAGTAGACTTCCTATCTAAGGTAAGAAGACTAAGTGCTGTCGATACTTATCTATCTTCTTTCATAGAAGGAATAACAAATCATACAAAGCCAGATGGTATGCTTCATGTGCGTTTAATACAACAGAACACAGCCACTGGTAGATTAAGTGGGGCTGACCCTAACATGCAGAACATGCCACGTGGCAGTACGTTTCCTGTAAAGAAGGTGTTCGTGTCTCGTTTCGATGGCGGTAAGATACTTGAAGCTGATATGGCACAGTTAGAGTTTCGTACTGCCGCATATTTATCACAAGATGGAGTAGCAATTGAAGAAGTTAAAACAGGTTTTGATGTTCATAGTTACACTGCCAAAGTTATTAGTGATGCAGGTGAGCCTACGAGTAGACAGGATGCGAAGGCTCATACGTTTGCTCCGCTATATGGAGCGACAGGATTTGGACGTACTAGAGCGCAAGCTAGATACTACGAACACTTCACAGAAAAGTACCAAGGCATCAAGCTATGGCACACCCGATTGGCTAAAGAAGCTGTAAATACTAATAAGATTAGGACACCATCAGGTCGTGAGTTTTCATTTCCTGATGTTACAAGACGTAGCAATGGCACAGTCACACACTTTACACAGATAAAGAATTATCCTGTACAGTCTTTTGCTACAGCAGATATAGTTCCTTTGTGTTTACTACATATAGAAAAGTCGCTTGACAATATGAAGTCTTGTGTGGTAAATTCAGTTCACGATAGTATTGTTATTGACGTGCATCCAGATGAAGAAAAACAAGTTATCTGGCTTATACATTCTGCTAACAAGGAGTTACCTAATTTGATGTCTCTTAGGTGGGGAATAGATTTTAATGTACCACTATTATTAGAGTCAAAAATAGGTAATAACTGGCTTGACACTAAGGATGTTATCTGATATAACTATAAAACTTTTAAACATAAGGAGTAAAATATATGGAGTTAACAACAATCAATACGAATAACTATTCCGCTATGGCTAAAGCTATGGGAATAGCTAACGAAGGTGTGACAGAGAAGAAACAAACAAGCACTCTTGCACGTCTTCGTATATCTCACTCTCCTATCATGGGAGAGGGCGAGGTAAATGGTAAGAAGGTAAATATGGAGATAGTTTCTGGCGGTACATACAAGCTAGAGATTCCAGATGGTGCTACTTACTACGCTCAATCCGCAGAGATACGTCCTTTCTTGCAGAGGTTTATGTATAAGAAGTTCGTTAAGGGTTCGGGCAATGTGCCTAACCGTTATATTAAGACGGTGATGGCTGATAATCTTAATATGGATTTGAAAGATAACGATGGTGGCTTTAACTGTGGTAAACCTGCAGGTTGGATTAAAGACTATAGTTCTTTACCTGATGCTACTAAAGAACTTCTCAAGTCTATAAAAAGAGTGCGTGTGGTTCTAGGAACTGTTGATTTAAAAGAAGCAGTTGACGCAGAGGGAAATGCAATTAACCTAGAACCCACACCTTTTATCTGGGAGGTAGAGAATAGAGATGCCTTTAAAACTGTAGGTGGTGTGTTCTCTAAACTAGGTAAGATGAAAAGACTACCAGTTCAGCATACTGTTAGTCTAAACACTGAGGAGCAAAAGTTACCAAACGGTAACAGCTTTTATCTTCCTGTTGTATCTTTAGACCTGTCAAAGACAGTAGAGATAACTAAAGAAGATGAAGAACGCTTCATTGATTACATGACGTGGGTTGAAAACTACAATACATATATTATATCCATGTATAACACCAAGGTAGAAGAGAAATCTGATGCTGAGTTAGATGAGATAGACCTTAGTGATATTGTAGAGGTAGATACAGACGAAGTGGAAGTAGCCTAATGAAGCATCCTGCTGAGTTGGCGGTACATCAGTACATGACTAGTGCTGTAAACGGTACATCTACTATGTCAGAAGATACCATTAATCAGGTAGCTAATGATATTAAAGATGCGTTACACCGCCAGTTCGGTGGGGGAAAGAAAAGAAATGACTTTAGGTTACGTATGTCAAATGTTGGTAGACCTTCCTGCCAGTTATGGTATGAGAAGAATAAGCCTGAAGTTGGTGTTCCCCTACCTACAACATTTGTAATGAACATGATGATTGGAGACATCGTTGAAGCTGTCTTCAAAGGACTACTAAAAGAATCTGGAGTAGAGTACGAGGATAACGATAAGGTTCAGTTAGATTTAGGACACATAGTTATTGATGGCACGTATGATATAATCATAGCAGATGCCGTAGATGATATTAAGTCTGCGTCTAACTGGTCTTATAATAATAAGTTTGAATCATACGATACTCTAAAACAAGAAGATGCATTTGGGTACGTTGCACAACTAGCAGGGTATGCAAAGGCATCAGGTAAACGTGCAGGTGGTTGGTGGGTTGTTAACAAAGCCACAGGAGACTTTAAATATGTACCTGCTGATGGTATTAATGTTGATGCAGAAGTAGCTAAGATAGATGAGACTTGCAAAACAGTCGAAGAAAATGTATTCAAGCGTTGCTTTGAAGCTGAACCTGAGATGTTTAGGGGTAAGCCCACAGGTAACAAAGTATTGAACACACATTGCGGATTCTGTTCTTATCGTTACGACTGTTGGTCTACACTAGAAGAAAGACCTGCTATTAAATCACAGGCACGTATACCAAAAATTACTAACTACGTTGAAATTGCAGAGGAGTATAGATAATGGAAGAGTTAGAACAGTTAGCGGAAGAAATAAAACTTAAAGAGGAAGAGCTAAGAAACCTACGTAAAGAGTATCAAGATAAAAGAATGTCAGGTTTACGTTCTGCGTTACAAGCAAGACAAGAAGCTGATAAACTTATTCAAGAGGAACTTCGGTCTATGGGTTACAAACAGTTTAATCCTATTCCGCTAGGGAACTGGCGAAACTTTGCCTCCTAACTATAAACAGTACAAAGCTGCACGTAAGTATGGGTATAGGAGTGGTTTAGAGCATAAGATATCACTCTATCTTGATGAACTCAAAGTTAAATACGAGTACGAAAAACTCAAGATAGAGTGGGAAGACTTAGCATATCGCACCTATACACCAGACTTCGTGTTAGCTAATGGTATCATTATTGAGACTAAGGGAATGTTTACTGCGTCAGATAGACGCAAGCATCTTGCAATTAAGAAGCAACATCCTAAACTTGATATACGATTTGTGTTTGAAAACAGTAGACGTAAGCTCAGAAAGGGTGCAAAGTCTACGTATGAAGAATGGTGTATACGATATGGATTTAGATATTACAACAGAATAATACCAGAAGATTGGCTGAAAGAAAAAGGCAAGAATAAACATGCTAAGTTTATAAAGTTCTCTGGTACTAAAGTTAAAAGGAGATATAAATGATAGATGAAAGATTAGTAGAAGCTCTACAAACAGAAGACTTTATAATAAACATAAGACCTACCATATTAAAAAGCGGTAAATGGTCTGGAGATGTGAACGTATCAATAATGATTGGTAGGGATAATCCATTAGACGATGAAGACTATGGCAGTCTTTTGCACTTTGCAAAGATGATATGCTCTACTGTTCCAATGATGGAGTATTCTGAAGAGTTAAGAGAGATGGTTAATGATTACGTGTTGAAGTATGGCGATAAAGGCAACGAATCAGATTTAGTTTTTACACCAGACGATAGAGGAAAAGTGCTTGACAGAAAAGATAATGTTGTTACAGTATCATTTGGCACAAAAACTAAAGGGAGTGCGTGATGAGTGACCAGATAAGACATGAGGAGTATATGAAACAAGCTATGAAACAATCAGACGT